CTCTATATCTTACGTGTAAGAAAGGTCTTCTGATGTTAGTTCCTAATACTTGATCATAAACTGTAGAAGTTCCAGCAGGTACTAATACTCCTTCAACAGAGTTTATACCATTGATTCCTCCACGCGTAGATGCATCGTTTAAGTATTTCCAGTCAGTCTTGTAGAAGTCGTAAGAACCTCTTCTAAATCCAGAGAAACCTAAATTTAAAGCCATTTCTTCAGAGTTTTCAAATAATCCAAAAGCAGTACCTCCAGCATATCCGCCAGAAATAGAAGCTAACATATCGTCAAAATCCAAAGCTGTTTGTCTTTGTAAAAATAACATATTCTCTTCAATAGCTCCTTGAGTATCTAAGTTTTTCAAGATAGCATCAAACTCGTCTAAACCAGCAGCAGCAGTAAATCCTACTTCTACGTTTCCACGTGATTGAATAGCAGCAAATAAACCTTCAGATCCTGGAGATGTAGTAGGTACAGCAGGTAGTTGATTATACTCAGCTTCTACCATACTCATTTCTAAATAGTCTTCAAAACGTAATCTAGTCTCAGATTCAGCTTTTAAATACCATAAGTATCCTGATGTTCCATCTTCAGTTGCAACTTCTACCCATCCAATTTGTGCCATATCAGAACCATTTACTACGTATTGGCTTCTTAATATGATAGGAGAGTTAGAATATTGAGTCAATTGAGGATCAACAGATATACGCGCTTGATTAGCTCCAGCTACAGCAAAAGCACCATTCATGCTTTGACCTTTCTGGTATTGAGAACCGTATACAAACACCTTACATCCAACTGCTGCAAGTGCTGCTCCAATTTGAACATTATCAAAAGGTTGTACAACGATTGCTCCAGCAGCAAGACCAGATCCAGCGTAAGCTCCAGAATCAGTTACTAATGCTTTGCTTTCTTCTCCTGTTGCAGGATTTAAAAACACAATAGTATCATTTATTGAGATAACATTCTGTAATCCAGCTGCTCCAGGAGCGAATAATGTAATAGTACTAGTCGTACCAGCAGCATTTGCTACTCCAACACCTTGATAAGATATATGTAGTCTATTTTGTTCAGACCAAATTACTTGATCAGAAGTCATTGGCATTTCAGCGCCAACCATTCTTAAGAATCCAGATAACGTTCTGTTTCCATAACGCTCTACTTCTTGTTCATAAATTTCTGGTAAATACTGCTGAGCAAAACTGTTTGTGTTCTGCGCTCCAGCTGCATTACTGTTAAATTGTAGGTAGTTACTGTTTAAAATCTCTTGCGCCTGCGAAGGGATTAAACCACCAAATTGAGGAGTTAAACTCATAATAATAATTTTTTAGTTAAATTTTTTTGTTTTTATTCTTAATTTTGAAGAATCTTGACCGCTTATAGATCTAACTTTTAAACCATTTATAAACTCACCTTGTTGTGCCTGTCTAGGTTGTGTGCTAGGATTTTTAGACTTACTTATAATATCTTTAGTAGCGTCTGATTTACCTTGCTCGTAAAAGTGATTAATAATAGTGTCTGCATTAGATGCCATAAACAAAGCTTTATGATAACCTTTAGCGTCTGTTACTTTACCTTCTTTGTTTAGAAACTTTCCTACAAAGTTGTTAATGTTAGACTGGTCTTCTGCGACTTTACTTGGATCCTGTACTCCGTACCTAAACTTTTTTCCACTAACATCAAATTCAAAACCTTTGAATTCGTTATTGAAATAGTCATCAGTTTGAGATTTAAAATCTTCATGCTGTCTGTTAGCTGTTTCTTGATCTTCATTGTAACGGTTGAAAAAATCCATAGCTTTTTGTTGTTCCTGAGTTACGCCGGGTCTCAACTTGATTTCGTCGTAATATTTACTCTTGGTTTCTTCCAAAAAGTTTTTAGCTTTTGCAACTTCTTCTTTAAACGCAATTTTTTTCTTGCGTATATCTCTATCCTCATCTAGCTCTTCGTCATAAGTATAATCTTCTAACATTAAATCAATGTCTTCAGATTCTAGATAAGGTTTTGTTTTTTTATAATATTCTTTAATTAAAGCGTCTTCACTTACGCTTGAGTAGTCTGTGTTTAACCTAACGTAGTCATCTATTGTTCCACCAGTCTCTTCCATAAAAGAAACTAATTTTTCGATGTTTTCAGGTAAAGGTTTTCCTAATATTTTTTCATCTCTAACAGCTTCTTTAACTACTTTAGCTATTTCTTGTTTTTCTTCATTAGTTACCTCTTGGATCGGCAATTGCGCTTTATCATCTTCAGCGGGTTCTTCGTTTCCTTGTCCCACTTCTTGCAGTCCCACTTTAGGCTGTTCTTCGAGTAACACGCTGCTCTCTGTGCTTTGTTCTTGAATGGCATTGTTTTCTTCTTTTGGTATAACTACCTTTGTTACATCTGGCTCAAGATTAACTAATGGTTCTTTTAAACTAACCTTAGTTATCTCGTTGTTTTGCTTTGATAATTGTTTTGGTTTTTTAGATTTTCCTTTCAAACTAAAATCACCTTCCTGTTTAACAGGTTCATTTGTTTTTGTTTCTGACATAATATAATATAATTAAATAATTGTTTGTAATCTTATCTAGGTGTAAACTGCTCTAGTCCAAAACCATCTAGATTATCGTTTCCAGCAGACTCAAAATTAGTAGGTAGTAAATCGTTTTGTCTTTGATTTATTAATTCAGATTGTTGAGTTCCTTGTATTTTTACTCTTTTATCTTTTCTATCTTCTATTTCACTTTCTTTTTGCTGTTGAACTTTTGCAGTTGCTTGAGCTAATTGCATTTGATAATTAAACTCTTCAGCCATTAACTCTCTTTTTATTTGAGCTTCAGCTTCCATTCTTTGTATTTCAAACTGAGATTTAGCTTGCTCTATACTTACTTTTTCCTGAGTTAAAGCTTGTTGTTTTTGAACTTCAAACATAGCTGCTTTTTCTGCAGACTCTGCGTTAGCTTGAGCCTGCGCTTGAATATTAGCTTGTTGCTGTTCTTGCTCTCTTTGTAGTTTTTGAGTTTGTCTAAGTTTTATAAACTGATTAGCTAGTTTACTATTTTTAATCTCTCTAATGTCAATAGCATCTGACAAAGCAATAGCACCTGTTTGTAAAGCCATTTGTATGTTTTGTTCTAACAAGGCTTTTTCTTCTTCTTCAGGCTCTAGCTGTATATAAATACCAAAATCATGTAGCTGTAGATTCATTAATTCTTCTAACGTTTTAACATTAAATGTACTTATAGAGTTTATTAATGAGTTTTCAGTTAAAGGATTTTGTATTAAATCAGCAACTTTTAAACTTATATTTTCACATGTTCTAACTGTTAAGTACAACAACGACTCTAATAAATGCTTTGTAGCTGTATTAGAGGCATTGGCCGCCATTTTTTGTAATCCAAGTAAAGCATCTTTATCTGGAGCACTACCATCTCTTGCCTCGTTTAAACCAGTAACATCTCTTATCATTTGTAGATAGTATTGGTATGTACCAATTAAACTTTGTATTTTAGCTTGACCAGATGACGATGATAATTCTTGAATAGGTACTTTACCCCTATTTAATTCACCATCTTGTGTTAGTGATCTACCAACAATAGAACCTGTTTGAAAGTACATATTTAAAGCTTCTGCTGGGTTGTAGTTTGTGCCATTACCTAAATCAACTTCAGCTAATCCATCCATATCTAAAAACACACCGTCTGGTACTATTCTAGACATTACTTGCTGTAGCTTTAAATGTGTTAATTGAATCATATCAGCAAATCCAGTAATTTTACTCACTAAAGATTCTATACGACCTTTATACATTCTAGGTGCAGATATACAGTAATTCATATCTACTTTAGTTGTATCAGCTGTAGGTCTGGTCATATTCTCTGCCATCTTCCACTCCAGCATGTAATTATTACCAAGAACTTTAGCACCAGTGTATAAAACTTCTATAGACCTAGAAACTCTATCGAAGTTGTCGTTTTCTGGCGGATTAAATGTGTCTGGTTTTTCTAATGTCTTTTCTAAACCTTGATCTGTTTTCTTTATTTTAAATACTTGATCAATATAAGTTTTGTATTCAAAGTACATTACTTGCACAGTGTTCTGATCATAGTTCGCCCAGCCAGTAACATACTGAGAATTACCCGGCATGTTTTGTATTTTTTGAAGTTCTTCGTCTGGTATATTTGGAAATTGTTTTTTTAACTCAGCTATAGTTATAGCTTTAACTTCTCCTACATAGTATATGTCTTCAAAGTTTGGGTCTTCTGTATACGAGTAAACTATACGAGCTGGGTCAACGTATTCTATTTTTATTCCTTCAGACTCATCAAATCGTGTTTTTGAAGCTCCTATACCTAAAACTGTTAAGTCATAAGCTATTCTTCTTTTTGTTTGATCATACTTATTAGCACTTAATACATTGTTAATAACCTCTTCTTCAGCTATTTCAACGTTCTGCTTGTAAGTCATTTGCATGTGAATATCAAGCTCTTCTTTACTTTGAGGCAAAGCTTCTAAATCTCCAGTTGCAGAAAAATCCATACCTAAATTTTGCTGTATGTTTTGCAAAGTTTCTTTAGTGTTCATATCTCTTTCTACAGCAGCAGCATAATCTGTTCTACTTTTTGTAGAGAAAGGATCTTGAGCAAAAGTAGTTATATCATACAACTTGTTAGACATGCCGTTTACAACTATGTCTACAAACTTTGATATAACAGCTACTGGTTTCCAGTCCAAATTAAGATAAGATAAATCTCCATTTATAGATAATTCATCTTTGTATTTTTGAACACTTTGTTCTCCTCTAGCATATAATCTTAATCTATGAAAAGTAGCATAAGATTGAACATACCTATTACCAGCCCTACCTTCCTGAAACCATTCACCTTCGATAGCTCTACCTACCTGTATACCGTAGTCTAAGCTGGATTTTTCTTCCTCACTTACTACTTGGCTTGGAAATGAACTGTTAGTATTAGTCTGTATTCTCATTTATCTTATTATTTTAGACATAGCGCCTTTATTGTCGTATTTTTTAAAACCTAAATCTACAGTCTGTAATTGAACTTTAGCTCTAGGTATATACCTATTTTTATTACAAGCCATTAAAGCTAATCCAGAGCTTATAGAAGCATCATGTTTTGTTCTATTATTTATATTAAATCTAGCCCAGTCTTCCAGTGTTCTTTGAAAATACATGTCACCATAACCGTCTTCTTTTAATCCTACTTTAGTATTGATGTATGTTTCTATAGCAGCGGCGTGGGCTTGTTTTATATCTTCACTTGAATTAGGTATTCCACCTATTTCTCTCTCAGTTGTTGATAGTTTATTATATAGTCTATCTGGTCTATTCATAGAGTAACCTCTATAGCCTCTTATTTTAAAATGGTACAACAACCTTGGTTTATTATTTTCAGCTAATATAGGCATACCATAAAATACACAAGCCATTAGTACATCTTCAAAAAATATCTCCGCAGTTTGTGGTCTAGCTATATACTCTAAAAAGAAATGATCTGGTGGAACGTCTTCCATACTAAACTTAGTTAAGCCATGTAAAGACCCGTTAGAACCTCTTCCATCTACAGTACCTGATATATCGTAACTATCACATCCAAAAGCTCCACAATGCTCATTACCAGGGTATTTTTTACCATTTTTAATTATAAATCTATTTTGTAGATTAACAGGTGGTACCCATGATATTTTAAATCTACCATCTTTATTAGGTATAAATATAACTCTAGAATCTTTAATGGCATTCTCCCATTGAAAACTACCCGTAGTTACAACAGCTGTATTTTTTAAATCAGCATTATAATCTATTTGTTCATATATCTTAGATAGATTAAATAAAGATTGTTTTGCTTCATCTCTAAAAGCATGTTCTTCTGTTCTTGGAAATTGACGATAAAATTCATTTAAACCATCTTGATCTTCTTTTAAACCTTCAACTTCGTTTTGCCAGTAGTCAATAACACCTAAGTCTATTATTTGATCATCAGGCCCTTCAACTGGTTTTTTTGGCGTGTTGAATACAGGAAATCCATAAGAATCAATGTATCCCTCGTAGTTCCATTCCATAGGTATGAACAAAGAATATAATCCTGAGCGAGTCTGTCCATTGGCGTTTCTTTTTGTAATGTCGGAATCATAGTACAGTTTTTTATAATTAGCTCCACCTTTATCTAAAGCATTTGATGTTGAACCCATCATGCACTTACCTATTATTCTAGAACCTAATCTTAAGCAGGTTTTAGTTACCCTCCAGTTATTTAATATATTTGTTGGTTTTTCCCACTTACCACTTTCATCGTGTACTAGTAGCTTTAATTTTTCACCGTCGTACGAGTTGTCCCCGGTGTTCTTCCAATCGATCGTGGTGTCGAGACCGGTGATCTCCTGTAGTTTCTCGTTGGTGTCGAGTTTCTTACGGGTAAACTTTGACGCGGGTACCCTGTACGCGAGTTCTGTCTTCGGCCTGTCCATACCGTCCTGGATTGGTTTGAAGAAGAAGGGGTAATTAACTGAGATGGGTACGACCTTATCAGTAAACATCTTTTTGGCGTCTGGTCCTGACTTTGATAAAATGCCAAATCTTGAATCTGTGGATATTGTTGCCTGATTAACCGTCTCGCCTGATGCCATGAAAGAGAAACCTGACCGTCTGTTCTTAAGATAACACATTCCGTAACACCGTACATCCGCTTTACAAGCTTCCCAGAAGATATAGAATAATCTGTTTGATTCCCTAAAGTCTGGCTGCCCAACATCAATCTTGGACCACTGCAAGTACATGTAGTTAGTGCCAGTAATATAAGTAGGCTTGCCTTTGTTAATAAACCAAAAACCTTCCTCACGTCTTTTAAACTCCTTGTCAATATAGTCATACCACTTTTCTTTAAATTCAACTGGGTATTCATCCCAATCAAACACTGATTTAATTTTATTTAGTTCTTTAGGATATTGCTGATATTCCCATTTGTCAGATGCAAACTCGGTTACATTTTGTTTTTTAGGTAAACCTATAACTAATCCTTGTATATTATATATTTCTCCAACTTCACCAGTTTTACTTATAACAATAAGATCATGTTCTTTGTTGTATCCGTACTTCCATTTTTTATACCTATTAAGTCTATTTAATACTTTAGGTTTAACGTAGTCTTTAACTACAGAGTGTAAAGTTTGTTCGTACATTACCTTGATCTTCCTTCAGCAAATCCTTTAAAAGCTTTTTCTTCTTTTACTTCTTTTGGATTATCATTTAATAATGCTTCCTCTGTTTCAATTCTATTAAGTATTTCAAAAGCGTCAAATATAGCTAACTTTTTTGTAGCTGCTGCATTTTTTAATCTATCAGCAGTTATGTCATCACCTGAATCAACTATAGCTTCTTTAGCTACCTTAATTAATTCCTCAACTGCTTTTTGCCCAGCTTGGATTATACTCAGCTTCGTTTTTTTGGTGTTCATACTTAATTACAATATCATTAGATTTCATACAATAAACTCTTTGATTATCTACAACAAAATCCCATTCACTGTTTGGTGTAAATCCAACTACGTCTCCTGGGCTTATTTTAAGCGCTTCTAAGGAGCTATTACCGTATTTTAGTATACCAATAAGCTTTTGTTCTTTATCTAGACTTAAAGATTGTTTATTTTTTAAAGGCATCACAAAGCATCTGTCGCCAAATGATTTCCAATCGCCTGTATTTTTATACAAATATATTTGATCTACAGCACAAAAATATAAACCATCTTTAAAATATGATCTACTATTTTTTTTTACACCTTTCATATCATAGAAAACTCTAAAAACGTTTTGATGTACTACTATTATATCTCCTTTTTTTATATTTGTTTTAAAAGCTTTTGGAGTTTCAATAACAACGGCTAAGTTGTTAACAGCTTTCCAGTTTTCTATTTTAGTATTTAAAACTAAAGTTTTGTCTCCAAGCTTTATTTCATTTTCATATCTATCACCAAGAGGCTTGACAATAAAATCATATAGACTTTTCATTAATATTCTAAATCATACTCAACGGATATTGCCATGTTAGAATTAAATTTCTTCCATGGCATAATCTCGTTTTCTTTCTTTATGAATATACTGTAAGAGCTAGTTTCTTGATCATATAATATTGCTGATATAGTATGGCCACCATAAACTTGTTGACCAACAGCGTAATGCATTGCATCATTTTTATAATCAGAACCTATACTAATTTTTCTTACAACTGAATCCATTACTCTACAACCTCGAGCTCTTTAGCTTCTTTTTCTACTTCAGTGTAACTACCGTCAACTAAATTTATGTTTATTTGACCATACTCTTTTTCTAACTCAACTTTTATTTCTTGCATTTCTTTACCCGCTTCTGCGTTGGCAAAAATTAAGTCTTGTTTTCTAGCTTCTAAATAACCCACGTCTAGTAATATAGCGTTGATTTTCTGTTGAACCTCTTTAATCGATTCTAATTGTTTTTCTGTAATCTTTTTTTCTTTTGACATTTTATTAAATTTAATTGTTTATACATAATATATAGTTACGTATATATTTACTATTTACACTTTATCTTAATGCTACCATACCTGTAGCTGCTGACGTGTTTAAAACATAATCAACCGACACTGGTAATACAGTTCCAGCTGGCACAGCTGTAAAAGTTACTTTTTGAGCAGCCGTTGGTAACGAGTCAACAACGTTTATTCTAAATTGACCACCGCTTCCACCAGCGATTGTTATTATATCACCTTGTCTATACCCAGTTCCTGCAGCGGCTATTGCACCTACTGTAATAACTCCTCCAACCACTGTTGTAGTTACTGTTAGTCCAGTACCCAAACCACTAGCTGATGTAGTAGCTTGTGCAGCTCCAGCTGTATAACCTGTTCCTCCTGAAATTAAGCTTAAAGAAGTAACAACTCCTTGTACACCAACTGTATCTGCTAGTATAACGTCTATCGCTCCTCCTGATCCAGAATATATCTGAGAACCATTTAAGTTAGTTCCTGCGACTCCTGATTGATTTAAAAAAGGCCATTGAGAAGCTGGTTGAATATTAGCGCTTCCGGTTATAGCTAAAGCCTTACCAAACGCTCCAGCATCTATTGCTTGTGATCCCATATTTTACTTATTTGTTTATTTGTTTTTATTGAATAGTGGCCCTAGTTTGTCCACAATTTTTTCACCACTTCTACCTATAACATAACCTCCAATACCTATTTCTAGTAGTTGCCAGAATTGAGGCTCTAATGTAGGTGTTATTAAATGTACAGATAACTGTGATATGAATTTTGTATATATTATTATAAAGCCAAACGAAAGCATAAGTATAGGCCTCCAGCTTCTTTGTAGCCAATTACCACTAGCTTCTGCTACTATGATCTCAGTCTGCATTTTTTGAAGCTCTAATTGAGCATCTTGTAATACTTTAAATATTTCATTTCTAGCATTGAGTCTTTCTTCTTCGCTAGTGAATAGGTTATCAACAACATCACCAACCTGTTTAAAGACTTTAGTACTGAAAAATTCTAATATTTTTTTCATTATTTTTTCTTTTTAGCTCGTGCAGCGTCTTGCCTTGCTTTTAATGCTTTTCTTTTAGCGGCTATTTCAGCAGATCGCTTTGCTTTTGCAGCGTTAACTTTAGATAGTTTATCAGCTTTCTTTTTCTTTAATGCTGCTATTTTTTGATCTCTAGTTAAAGGTTTCTTTTTAATAGTCTTTACTTCACCTTTATCCACAACAACTTTATCACCCTTTCCAACATTCGCGTTTTTTAAAGCTTTTTTAATTTCTCTTTTTTTAACTTTTTTATTTCCATTGTTAGAATTATAAGAAGTAGATTTACCGCTTCCTTGTTGTGATCTACTGGAATTACTGGTTTCTATAAGAGTGCTTTTGCCCTCTTTAGAATCTTTAGACGCTTGCCTGGCTAGTTTTCTTACAACTTTTCTATCGGTTGTATTTTTACGTCTTTTATATTTACCTTTACCAGGCCCAGCCACTTCTTGTAATGGTGATGCAGGTATAAATCTTTTTATCTTAAATGCCATAATTTATTAATTTTATTTACACCCTTTGACTCTACCAAGTCCGCTTAGCTTTCTGTTTCCTCTTACTTTAGCTTTTGTAATCTTTGGTTGTTTTTTCTTTTTACCTGGTACTATAGTTGTTTTAACACCAGAGCCTCCTTTTTTAGGTTTAGCTTTTAAATCAATTTTTGGTTTATGTGATTTTGTTGGTATTGCCTTAATGCCTTTGGGTTTTTTATCAACAATAGTAATGCTTTTAGTTTCTTTACCTTTATTGAATTTTTTAGCCGCTGCTACATCCCCACCTTCTTTTTCAAATTGCTTGTAAGTCTTTTTACCTCCGCTTGTAGAATAAGGTCTGGTCGCTGTTACGGTAGTTACACCATCTTTCTTTTCTTTTTTAACAGTTACTTTACCGTATTTTCTCTTTGGATTTTTTGGGTCTCCAATTGCTTTAGCTGGTGAACCACCTTTACGTTTAGCTCTTGCGGCTAATCTATCTGCTTTACGTTTTAACTGTGCTCTAAAATCTGGGTTTTTAGATTTTTTAGCTTTCGCTAATGCAGCCTCAGATTTAGACTTAGCTTTGTTAGCTCTCATTTGTGATTTAGATACACCAGCGGCTTTGTCTGCTGTTTTTCTTTTCTTTATAGCTTTTCTAGAGTTGTCTTTAGGTGCTGCTTTTATCGTAGGTTTTTTAGTACTAATCTTAGGTGTAGAATCTAAAACGTCTTTTTCACCGATACTTTTTTGGTCTCCAATATTAATTTTTCTTGTTTTTAATTTAACCTTTCCTATTTCTAAAAGTGTTTTAGCTTTTTTTCTTTTTTTAGGGGCGTATATTCCAGTCTTGTTTTTTCTAGCCTTATCATCTGCTTCATATCCAGCCTCTCCATCTTTAGTAACTTGTGATTTTACTTTACCTCCGCTTACATCACCTTTAGTAGAACCTCCAGTTAATTTTTTAGTTTTTACGTTTTTTGTTTCATTAACAGTCGGTGATACTCCTGTTCTCCACTTATCCAACTTTTCTTTATTACTGGCTTGTGTTTTTTTATACGATGAAATAGCTCTAGTAAACATATTACCATCATTATTCACGTCGTTCATCCAAGAATCTTTAGATCCGTGTATACTTTTGTTCATTTGTGAACCTGTTAGTTTTTTACTTGGATCAATTGTACCATCAAAGTGTAATGGATTTTTTATTTTAAATGCCATAATTATTTTGCTTTATTATATGCTTCTTTTTCCCAGGGTAAATTTTTAGCCCCTTCTTTCATTTGTGCTCTTGAGTATTTTTTACCTTTCCAGTAAACATTTTGATCGTCGTAGTCTAAATCACCACGCTTCATCTGGTCAATGTGTACTTTTTCGTGTGCTATTACACTTTCTTTTTTCTTTGGATCTACGTCTTTATTTATTATTATAGAACCATTATTGTTGGCTTTACCTAAAACTCCGTCTTCCATGTCTACGTGATAGATAGGAGTACTGTCAAAACTGTAAGGTGGTGTGTTTAGTTTAAATGCCATAAATTGTTTTAAAAAAACCCTGCGGGATAATACACCCGCAAGATTAATTATAATTGTAAATTAACTAAAAGCTATTGCAGTGTAAGTTACATTTACTTGAGCAGTAGTAATCGGTTGACGTCCTTGTCCTCCGCTTTGAGCTAAAGGTACTTGAGCAGTTTGAACTGGTGATCCTAAAGTGGAAACAACTCCTCCTGGATTTGCAACTAAAGCAGAATTAAAAGCTTTTAATACATCTCCAGCAACTAAAGCAGCAGTGTGTGTTACTTCGATAGTGTCAAATGCAGCAGCTGCGTTTAAGAAAATTCTTGTAGTTGTGGTTGGATTAGCTCCAGGTCCAGCAACATTTCCAGGTACTACAGACACGATTTGGTCAATTGATACTAATTGTTCTGGTGTATTAGCCACTCCAGTAAGTGGGATCTTTAAAAATTTTGCCATTTTTGTTAGTGTTAGTGTTAAGTTAGTGTTAGTGTTTGGCGTTTTGAGTTTTAATACAGACCTCTACTGTTTTATTATTTACCTTCTCCAGCACCTACTTCTAGTGCCTTCTTTTTTTCGTAATTAGCAGCTTTTGTATCACCTGCTTTATAATCAGCAATAGCATTTCTAGAGTAATCTTGTATTATTTTTTTATCTGTTTTTTTACAAGGACTCTTTTTCATCATCATGGCTGATCCGTATGATTTAGATCCTCCCATATGCATAGGTGTTGACATGTGTTTTGTTAAAGGATTCATGCTAAGTAGATTTGATCTTTCTTGAGAAGCGGATTCTCCTCCGTAACCTTTATTTTGGTTGCTCATTGGTGATTTGTAATTCATAATTATTTATTTATATATTCATTATTTTTTTTTAAAAATAAATGTACAGGACGGGTCAGCAGTGGGAAGTGGAAGACTCCAGGGGTAAGCTTCACGGCAGGTTGTGAGGACAATCTCACGTGTAGCCGAACGATACCAAAGTCTCTACCGATCAAGTGAAGTCAAATCTTAGAAAAATCCAAGTCCCACCTCGCCGCCTGTACAATTTTTTTTATTTATTTATTATTAACAATTCCATTTTCTTCTAGCAGCTTTACCTCTTTCCGATTTCCAACTTCTAGATCTAGCACAAAAAGACTTACGTCTTTTAGCAGCTTTACTACCTGGTTTTAATTCAGATGGTGGCTTAGTAACAGCTGTTTGTAGCTTGCTACCAGGATTTCTTTTTTTATATTCTTTAACCCCTTTGCTAGTCATACCGCCTCCAGCCGCAGAACCTGTTCCACCGCCTTCTTTTACTTTAGCAAAATTACCTTCAGATTTTTTACGTGAAATAGGTTTATCTTTTTCAGCTTTTCTATTGGCTCTTCTTTCTTGACGAAACTCTTTACGTTCAGTTCTAGCAGCGCTTTTTTTCTTTTTTAAAAATGGAGAGTCATGTTGAATATAAGCCATGCTTTAGCCTTTTGCTCTTGTTGTAATAGGTTGTGAACTATAACTGCACGGATATTTAGATACTTGCATACCTTTAGATCCAGAACTAGAACCTTTACCCATTGGAAAACCTGTTGTATCTAATGGTCCGTCCCACACAGCGTTTTCACCTACTTGTCCTTTTAATTGTGCTTTACCCATATCAAATTTATCTTTTTCTTTCATGTTATATATTTATTTTTTATCAGGTTTAATCCAACCTTGACCAATTCCTACGTCTTTTTGTGTAATCTTACCATCACCAGATAAATCTTCCATAAACAAAGGTCCTTCAATATTGCCTCTATTAGGCATACTCATTTGTCTCTGTTGTTGATTACCAAATATGTTTTCACAATTTGAACTTTGTTGAGGTGAAAAAACAGATTTATTGCCATAGCTAGCAGAATCAGTTCTTTGTTCC